TATTCTTACCAATATCACCGATATATACAATATCGCATAAGCATTCCGTATCTGTTTTGCTGAATTTTAGGTAAATAGTGTCGCCTTTGTTTACCTTGATTTCGAGAGGTGTGAAGCCTGCCACAGCATTCGGATGACCTAAACGAAAAATTCCTCTACTATAAAAGCTGTATTTGCCGTCAGAACTAATTGTGCTTAATAAATCGCTGTTATCGAGCACCATTGTTCTTTTGGTAATATCTTCGGCAAAACCAGAAAGTGTTCTTGTAACTTTCTTTTTTGAATTTAACGGCCTACCATACATGAAAAGATAACCCGATAAATTACTTAATAAATCGTTGACTTCTTGTGTTGTGATATGGTTGCAATCGGAATTAAACCAATCTCCTGTGTTCAAATCTTGAACGTAATAAGTATTATACGAATCAAAAACT